CAGGTGTTGTTCTATAACTTGATGATGTTATAGTTGTTGTATTACCATTTGAAAAAGTTACATCACCTACATTACCATTTGATTGTGACCATAAAATATTCCATGTAGCAAAATTATTACTTGGACAATCTTCGGTTTTTGTAAGTGTACCACCACCTAAAGAAAAATTATTACCATTACCACTATTATCATTTAATGAATTATTATCTTTAAACATCCAAAAACCATTATTTCCATAATTAGCTGTAGATATTCCAGGGTTAGAATTTATTTTCCATTCTCCAGTTGTACTATCAGTTTCTCCAAATGTTGATGGTGCATAAATTGTTCCATCTATAAAATGTGCATGAGATATAATTCCACTATAATATTGTCCACTTCCCTGACTTCTTCTTCCTATTTCTATAGTATATCCATTAGTATTTAACCAACTATCAAGATTTTGAGATGGATAATCGCTATTGCCAAAACTTGTTTGTAGTTCATTATTTATATAAATTTTTACTCTATTTGATGCTGTGCTTTGTGTACTATCAAATTGAACAACAACATGATACCAACCACTACTATCTCTTTGAATTGAACTTGTTGAAAGATAATATAAAGTACCTGCACTATCTCCATGTTCTATAACTCCAAAACTACTACTAGATGCACCAAATCCAATATAAGAATGACCACCTTGATTTGTATTAGAAAAGAAAGGATACCATCCACCACTATCAATTTTATTCCAACTACTCCATGTATATTTTTTAGCATTAGTAGGTGAACTATTTGTTCTTGTTAAATATGTACTAGCCATGGTTAATTAAACTGTCCTCCTCCCGACGCCCCGTGAGATATTGTAATTGTAAACTGACGGTCCGCTGTTTGGCCCTGTGCATCTGTTGCTCGTATAGTAAATGTATACGTTGTCGTTGCATTTGAGCCTGATTCAGTACCAGTAATTGCACCCGTACTTGTATTTAAACTTGCACCACCAGGTAACGATCCTGATTGTACCGCAAAAGCTGTCGCATTGGTAGCTGCCACTGTAAAATTAATAGTTCCTCCAGCAGCCACCGTTCCTAAAGATCCTGCAGCGGTTGTCCACGCAGGCGCATCCGATACAGTTAATAAAGCTGAAGATGATCTAGTTGCAATACCATCATTATTTTCTAATCTTAAAAAATATGTACCATCTACAGATATAGTAAATGTTGCAACAACAGTTGTTGAACTTGTAAACGATACTGAATCTGCAGTTATAATCGCACCAGTAGATGCATTGATTGCATCAACAAAAGGTGGTGTTGAACTGTCTTTAAAATTTGTACCTGTAATTGTAACCGCTGTCTGTGTGTTTTCTATAACAGTTGGACTGATAGATGAAATAACTGGAAATGTAACACTATCAGAAAAAGATAATGTACCTGATCCATTAGTAGAAATTACTTGACCACTCGTACCATCAGCCACAGGTAATTTTAAAAATACACCTGTATTAATAGTAGGTGAAGTTGAGAAAGTATGGTTACCCATCTGACCGTGGTTACTACATTGGTAATATAAAATATTTGGTGTATCGCTATCTACTGCAATCATTGTATAAGCACCAGCTTGTCCTGGTGTACCATTAGTTGTTACACCTGTTGTAAATTGTGTTGTCTTACTTGCGTTGTTATAAAATAATAAAGGGTGTCCAGAGTTAGAAGCATCAGCTTGATCAAACTTATAGTGATAAGGTTTGGAGGTATCATTACCTT